TTGTATTATGTTAGCACTGGTAAAGTGTCCGTATAGCAGAAAAGGTGTAAGTTCCTTTGCGTATGTTGTCTGGTTTGGATATGTCGCGTCTGTTAGGTATTCTGTTAATCCAACTTGTTGATCGTTTATAAGCTTGTAGTCCCCTGTAATGCTTGATTGTTTATAGAATGACTTGATCCTATAAACACTACCTCCAATTGGACTAAGTCCTTGGAAAGTAAATTGTAGATAGGATTGACTTACTAATGAGCTTGTTGCTGCTGGGTTTTGTGGTAGTTGGTACTTAAAATTTAATCCTAGTTTAGTAGAGGCACGGAAGGTGTGCTTTATTTTACGAGTAATTGAATTTTTTTTGTTTGTATTATAGGATAGTATATTTGCTTGAAATGGCTTATCTACAATACATTGTGTGTCGTTTATTACACGAACAATACTACCGTTGTATCTATCTAATTGTGCTTTTAGCGATTGGGTTACACCAGGAATCTCACCACCATCTTCGTCATATGGATTTGTAGTGTCAAATACTGCGTTTGGAATTGCTCTCGTTAGATTGAAGCTATAGGCATTGATAGTACCATCGTTGTAAGTTCCTAAGGTTAGTGTTCGCACAGAGGCACCTTTATAGCTACTTGAAAATCTAAAGGTCGTCGCTACTGAGTCTAGTGTAAGTATAGTGTTGAATCTATCAACGTCAGACGCTAGAAAACCTCCCATAATATCAGCGTCCTGCTTTCTTATCACAGTATCTACTATATTTGTTGTTGAGGACTTGCCTTTGTTATCGTACTTATATGCTTGAATCTTTACGTCTTGTATTTGCTTGCTTGTAGCAGTTGTCTTATCAAACCCTACATTGTTTGCAGAAGACATGCTTATTGCATAGCTTGTATTCGATCCTATCAAGGTCACTTGCTCATTGGCAATGATTCTTGCAGGTGTTATTACTTGAGCAATGTCTACTATAGGTGGCACATCAAATACAAGAGGTGAGTTGTTTCTTTCAAACGGTAGTATCGTTAAAGGCTTTGTTATGATTAAATTATGCCCCTGACTATTTACTTGGTCATATTCCAAGTACTCACCTTGCGGTGTAGCATTTGCTGTACCTACGAAGCTTATGCTTCCTTGTCCTTCTGCTGTTGAATCGAATACATAAATAGAAACGTAGTAGTTTCCAAATCGATCTCGATAAGTTGGTATTTCTGTACGGACAGGATTCCCTATAGCATCTAGAACTTCAACTTCGATTGGTGATAGCGAATGTAGATTGACTTGCGATGGATAGAACTTTATCACATTAACACCACCTCCTATGTATCGAGGCATGTCTACAATCTCTATGTACGGAGAATTTTCAGATGTATCTTGTACAATGTAAGACTGTCCTATAAAGTTTCGTTTTAAAAACGGTTGATCAAAGTTCATTACAACTTTTTAGTATAAATAGTCTTTAGCACTTAATATAGCTAAAATCATCTTTACGGTCAATTGTTAGGATCAAGTCTACCATATCACGCACAACATCGATGTGACTAATTACCAAACTAAACTTAAAGGTATCTTTGAGATAGTTAAAGAACATATGCATGGAGTTAAGGTTGCTGCTATCGAGCACTCCAAGCCCTTCATCAATTGCAATAAAGTTTGGTTTTGGTAGGTTGGTAATTTTGATCAAAGCTACACGGATTGCGAGAGAGCTTACAAATCTTTCCATACCAGATGCCAACTCCAATGGCCATTTGTTGTCATCGTAAGCAATGTACACATTGATGTTTTTGCCATCTGTCTCAATCTCCACTGTAAAGTCTGTAACTTGTGCTAATATGTTGTTAACATATGACTGGATATATGGTATTGCTTTACTGATTAGTGAGTACGGTATTCCATCTCTGCATACTGCTTTAAGGTAGTAGTCGTAAGCTATTTGCTTGTCGGACAACTCCTGCATATGCTTGATGCTTTTCTCGCATTCGGTAATAGTTTTTTCACTTACCTTAATCTTTGCGTGGTAGTTTTGAACCTCTTTGTTAGCAGAATCTAGTTGCGTCTTTACAATAGCAACTTTGTCACGCAATTCTTTAATAGATTCGTTTAAAACCTCGTTTGCTTGGATTGTAGCTAAGTTATCATTGTAGGTCTTGATACTTGATTCTACCCGTTCTAACTTAGCCCTATACGTTTGTATTTGGCTATCAATTGACTCCATCTTAGAATCCATAACATTTAAGCCATTTACTAATCTTTGCTTTTCTGTTGCTATGCTCTCATAGTGCTTGTACTCTGCCTCTATGCCTTTGTGTTTCTCTAAGTGATCCTCTACCTCCTTCCTCGAACTCAAGAACTCTGCAACGTGCTTTTTATCATCCTCTAACTCCTGTTTTGTCTTAATTGCGTCTTTCACAAAGACATTCTCCACACAGTACTTGCAGTTTGGATCGTACTCATGCTCTTCCAATCTCTTCAGCTTATCTAGCTTTGTTGAAATGGTTACTTTATAGTGTTGCAATTTGGCATCCAACTCAGTCTTTTGCGATAGCATCATGCAGTAGTCTGCATAGTCAGATTGTACCTTACCGACGTCTGCTTTGTTGAACTCCTGCTCCAGTCTACTAACCTCTGCCTTAACTGAGTTGATCTTGTCTTGTGCAGTCTGCAAGTCGGTGAGTTTGGAATCTATTTCTTTTTCTATAGAAGCTTGTTGTGTTTGCAAGTTTACCAAGTCTAGTCCATCTGCTTCGGTTGGTTTGATTTGCTCTGAGTGTGTGATGATCTGCTCGTTTAGGTCCTGTAATTCTTCCTGTATCACAAGGTACTCAGCCTGCTTCTTTTTGTATAACTCTTTGTTGAGCTCTAGTGCTCGCTCAGCATCACCAAGCGCTTGCTCAAAATCTTGCTTCTCATACTCCTCTAATAAGATAGTTGTAGTTCTTATCTCTTTATTTGCCGCTTCGTACAAGTTGTCAAAGATCTTTAAGTCTAAGAAATTCGCTAATAAATCTTTTCGTTCACCTTGAGTCTTTTCTATAAAGTTGCTGTTGTTGCCTTGAAGCGATAGTGCTGTGAGTATGAAGTCATCAAAGGATCCTACGTATGTTTGAATGATTTTGTTAGTATCCTTTCTCTGCTCTCCATTTAACAATATCTTCTCTCCTTCGTGATTTACGCACCAGAAATCAATATCAACACGCAACTTTCCCTTTAAAGGACCGCTTGTATACTTTGTAGCTTTTTTTTCGATAAAATAGTCTACTCCGTTCAATTCGAAGTTAAACTTACACCAGAAGCTATCTTTCTTTCTATTCACTACCTGATCAGCTTTGCTTGCTCTAAATGAGTGATCAAATAAGCAAAAGCATAGGGCATCTAAGGTTGCTGACTTACCTGCATGATTTGGTGCAAATAAGCCACAGATGCCATTTAAGTTATCAAAAGCAATTACATTACCTTCACCGTAGCTGAACATATTATCGAACTCAAATTTCTTTGGTGTCCATACAACATTGCGAACTAACTCACCTGCAACAAGAGAGCTATTAAATGACTTATTTATCTCCAAAACCTTAGCCATTAGTTCATCGTCTAATGCAAGCTGATCTAGGTACTCTTTGATTAGAGTTGTTTGATAATCTACACTCCTAACATCCAAACCATTTAAACTATCATCGATGTTTAGTGTGTTCTGAGCTTGTAGCTTGTCCATGTTTGAGACAATTACTTCACCATTCTTGTACTTCTTTCTAATCTCTGCTAGAGCCTTTTTGAGTTGTGCTGGTGTGGTGTTGTACACTTTTGCACGCACACTCGTCTTGGAAGTTATTGGCATATCTTGTGGTACAACTCCGTCCACAATATCAAACGTATAATATCCATAATCATTAGGAATATCAAAGTGCTCGACTGTTCTTGTTGGTACATCTACAATAGCATAACCATGTCCTTCAAACGATTCTCCAAAATTTTGTTGCACAGTGCTTCCGGGATAAAAGATTAGTGGATTTTCCTTTGAGAGGATTTGTCTTTTGTGAATATCTCCTAACAAAACAATATCGTAGCCAGCAAACGTATCCCAATCCAAACCATGTGCTATATTCAATCCACTATCAACTTTACTGTTTGCAATTGTTCCGTGGTACATTGCAATTAAAGTGTCGGCTTTTCCAACCAAATCATCTGCTTTAGGGTACTCACTTGGTGAATCGAGTAGTGACATGATTCCCAACATTGTATTACCTATTTTGTAGGTTCCACTATCTCTTAGGTAGAATAGGTTGGGATGAGCATGTGCTTCAACAATTGGTGTTAAAGCATCTAATCTATTATTATTATTTAGATTTGTATCGTGATTTCCGCAAATAACAACAGTAGGTCTAATGTCGGCCAAACTATTAAACAAATACGAGACCATATGAATAAGCTCTGGGCTCATGTCGGTTTTAGCATGCACAATATCTCCACCAATTGTAATGATACTATCTTCAGGTAATTGCTTTGCAACCTCAAAAAGTCTATCAAAGACCAACTTATACTCCTTATGACGTTTCCAGTTTCTAATGTGAACGTCTGCAATGTGAAGTATCTTGTCTACCTTTTTTAAGCTTGTCTTGACTTTGTTTATCATATAGCCATTTTTAATGTTACCAAGTCGAATAAATCAATACTTGGTGTGTTTTCTATTAACTTTCTCATCTCAACAAATCCTGTATCGTTTGGATCTTTTTGTAAGTTTACCAACCTAACATCAATCCCATTATTGATAAACATCTCCATAGCTTCAACCGACTTAGACACAGCATCTGGGTCAAGTGCTATGTATATTTGCTTTACTCTCTGCTCAATTATTTTTATCTGTAGTTTGTTGAGAATAATCTTACCAAATAATGGTATTGCGTTTCGTTTGGTTGAAATTGCATCAAAAGCTCCTTCTACTAAGGTGATTGGCTGTGACCAGTCTATTAGGTTTTCAAAACCAATAATATCCTTAGATACATCAGGGTTGTTGTGCTTGCGAGACGCTTCTTTGTAAAAACTTCTGCCAGTAAAGAAATTCAAGGCACCGTGTTCATCGTAGCTTGGTATAATTACCATTCCACCGTAGTCACCACTCTCACAATAGCCTATTTGGTATTTTAGTATGTCGTATTTTGTCAAACCCCTTACCTCCGTTAAGTAGTGCAAAGCATTTTTAAAGTGAGGACTATTAGGACTTCCTTTCCATATTGGGATATATTCTTCTGGCAGTGTGACTTGAGCTGCCTCTGCATGCTGTGTGGATTGTGTTTTTCGTGATCCTAACTCAAATGCTTTCTGGATTATGTGCTTGGCTGCGTTGCTCTTCTTTAATAGATTAGCTATTGAGTTTCCTTTTGTATTGCAAACCCAACAATGAAACTTCTCTAGTAAGAAGTTTACTTGTAGCTTCTTCTTGTGGTGATTGCAAAATGGACAATAGTACGCAGTTTCTCCTTTATTCCCAGGAGTTCCTGTACCTAAGTGACCATCTACAATGTGTTTAAGTTGCGCTTGATTTACATCCATAGTAACTAATATACGCTAATCTTTCACAATTCCAACCACTCCTGTGGTATGTTCTTGTCTGCGTATATAAAGCCGTGTTTTTTGCACCAATCAGCATAGGTTGTTGGTGATCCTTTTCGAATTTTGTTTTTAGAATTTTGAAAAACAAATCGAATATCTAGCTCAGGATGTTGCTTTTTAATTAGCACATGCTTCTTTCTGTCTTCTGTTACAAACCTACCTTTTGTCTCTACAAAGATTCCATTAGGTAGTCGAAAATCGGGTGTATATGTGTGCTCTGTTGCTGGCTTAATGTACTTTACTTTGTGTAGCTCATACTCCCCATTAATACCATGTTGTGCTAGTTCTGCACTTATGTTCTCCTCAAGACCACTTCTATAGCCATGCTTAGCAGCTGCTTGTTTTTTTGTAACCTTTTTCTTCATTACATATCGTATTTTAAAATAAACGTTGTGTCTGTGTTTTGTGGTGGTTGTATTGGTTGACTGAGCGTTCCTACTACTAATAGGTTATTGTTATCGTCGTATAAGCCTATTCGAGTAATGTACGGTCTAAAGCTCGATCCAGTAGCAAAATCTGCTAATTCAAATTGATTTTTCACAGCATTATAGTAATGTGCTGTCGGATTATTAGTAAAATTAAACTCTCCTGGTGAGATTGTACAGCTTACTTCTTTTTCATGGATTGTGGTTGTCCCACGATACACAACATTACTTATATTCTCACTATTTGTAGTTAGGTCAAGAGCTGTAGTGGGATCTGTTATCACAACTAATCCTTGTTTTCTGGAAACAATTCCTGCGTGTCCGTATAGGTTTTGGTTAAATGTGGTCCCGATTAAGTTTTGATACTCTGTTGGTGGATACGCTCTATCGTGTATTGTTAGATTTGTTATTTCGATACGAGATCCACTTCCACCAAATTGATCAGCACCTACGTATATT